GCCTCCCTCCAGGTTCATTAGGCAGTCGCTGCAACTTCACCGCGGACCATGAACAGATCGTTCAGGATAACGGCAGTCTGCATCGTCTTCCAGCCGGCGGTTCCCCGCTGACCTAACGGATCACCAGGAGCAGGTTTCGGATTCACAACCATAACCGACAGAGAATCCTTACCTTTCAACGGCACGATACCGTAAGCCCGGCGACCAAGGAAGAGCACGGGGTACACATCCGCACTGGTCCCAGAAGTCGAGATCATCGCCCCCTTCGCGCCGCCCGCGTCCGCGAACGCTGTGAAGAGTGTACTGCGAATGTACCGCACGTCCTCCACCGAACCAATTTCGTTCGCGAAGGGTTTGGTCGTGCCGTAGCTCTTCGTCGGGATGAACCCCGGCATGTTGCGGATATCGTTCTCCACGTCGGTGTGGCACAACCCGATATATGCAGCTTCGATAGGCTCGGTGCTGAAATTCGGTGTGGACCCTACGACCTGGGTGATGTAATCCGCATTCTGACGCTTGAGAGCGCGAGTGCAAGTACGCTGAAGCGTCAAGCTGATCGGCGTATTCACGTCGGTACGAGCAGAGCCGTTCGCGTAGTTAACGCTCGTCCCGCCCTTGATGACGTTGTAGCGGATAGTCTCAACAGTCTGAGCCGCTTGCTCGCCGAGGACCTCAGTGACCTGCTGGAGGAACGGATCCTCATGAGTGTCCATGATCACGTCCGAGAACGGAACGAAATCGCCGTACTGCTCGAGCGTCGCAGTGACGTCGGTCACCGTGACCTTCTTACCTGCGGGAGTCACACCCTCGACCAAAGGCGTAGTCGCCAACGCGAGCGCGTTGTATCGACGGAACTTCGCGACCTTGGTCATCTTGTTCGGCATGACATAGGTCTCGCCGAATTTCTCGAGCATCAGGATCGGAATGCCGCGAGTGAGCATCTGCGCCACAGCATGGGCGGCTGTACGCGGAGAAATGTCACCATATACCATAGGAGACGTAGACATCTATTTACCCTTCCCTAAGAGGATTCTGTTGTACTGCTTTCTGACTCAGAACCGACTTCGGGTCCTACGAGCCCAATTCTGTTACTTCTGAAGCGAAACTACCCCTTTGTCCAAGAACCCGCGGGGGATTACTCCGACGCGCAAAGTTCCCGAAGCCAAATCAACCGTACCGGTGGACTCGTTCTGCAGTCGGACAGATACTGTGTCCGCAGCCGAAACCCACGCGACATGATTGATGTCCTGCAAATCAAGACTGAACGACGCAAACGCAAAGTCGCCGAGAGACGCGCCCGCGACGGTAACCGTCTTTGTTTCCCCGGCACCGTCAGCCAAGCTACCCGGATCGAACGTGGTCGCACCACTCTTCACCATCCCAGCAAACGCCTTCGAGACCGAAGCCGCCGGGACGACCATGATGCGACAAGTTGTCGAGGCTAGATCTACGGTACCGCCCGACTCGTTCTGGAACCGCACCTCAACAGTATTCGCAGCCTGCACATATGCAGTCGCCGTGATGCCGGCCAGATCGACGCCATGCGACACGAACGCGAAATCTCCGAGCGCCGCGCCGGTAACCGTAATCCCCGAGGAAGTGGCCCCTGCAGCATCAAGCAGCGAGGCAACGTCAACCGTCGCGGAACCAAACAGCGCGTCAGACCCAAACACATGCCGAACATGCGGCCTGCGAACAACGAACACCCGCAACGTAGTCGAAGCGAGGTCGAGAGCACCACCGGACTCGTTCTGCACTCGAACCGAAACAACGTCGGGAGCGGACACATACGCGGTGAGAAGCATGCCTGCGATCGAAACTCCGAGCGACGCAAAGGCAAAGTCGCCAAGCTCCGCACCAGGGACACTGATCGTACTAGTAGCGCCCGCCGCATCCGCTAGGGAAGCAACGTCAAGCGTCGCCGTGTTATACAGAATGCCCATACGCGCAGCGTTGAGGTCATCGACTACGCGATTGAAGGTGTCCTTTACGTCGAGCCGGTACAGCCCGTTGGAGATTTTGTTAGCCATGTGAAACTCCTTTAGTCAGTCGTCCTATTATCCAACTGCTTCTTTCCAGGCTGCGTCGTAATCGTTGGGGTCCACACCGGAGGTCTGGACAACGGTTCGACGGGCTTGTACCGGAGCTGTTGCTGCTACCTTCGCTTCGGAAACGATATCCTTCACAACCTGCGGGCCTTTGTTCTGGGTCTGCATATGCGAAGTAGTTTGCTTTCCTGTCTCTTTCTTGTACCGCTCAATCAGGTCGATCGTACCCTTGGTATCCCCCTCGTCATACACTTTCCGCATAGCATCACGAAGGTACGCCGGGTGCTGATCAATCCATTTCGATATCGGTTCCTTAAGCTCTTCGTAGTCCCTGTGGGCATCTCGGATAGCCGAAAAATGCCTTTCACGAGATAAGGATACGGTATTCTCCAGTACCGGCGCTAGCCCCTTGTTCAGCTCCGCAAGGACTACATCCAGTGCTTGGACGAACTTCTGCTCAAGATCATGAACCAGCTTCTTCTCGCGAATTGACAAAACCTTCGCATGCTCGTCCCATTCCTTCTCGTACTCGGCGAGGACCTTTTTCTCATCCTCGGAATACTCGTACGCGATAGGAGCTTGCGGTTCCGTAACCTCTTCTTTCCTGCCCTGGGGCTCCTTCGTCAGAGCCTTATCCAGCTTTTCGTTTAGTTTGGCAAAATCTTCGGCAGTGACAGGCGGAGCAGCGCCAGATTTTGAAGCTGCTGAACCGTCATCTGCGCTACCTTTTGCGTTCCCGCCCTCATCTTGGTCCAAGGCAGCACCATCATCTCCCTGCCCTGATCCTTCGCCCTGTCCGACTCCAGAATCACCGCCCTGACCCACTGGCGATTGACCTCCTTCGCCTGCCGACTCTTTCGCCTTTGCTGTTTTTCCGTCCTCGGATGAAACTGTCTGCCCATCTGACCCCTCCGATTTGCTCGGTTGATTTGCATCTTTGTCGATCGGAGGCGCGTCCTGTAACGGCGCTCCTGACACGACCGCGGCTACTGCCTGCCCAAACGCTTCGGCGAACTCGTCGTCCGAACTCTTAACTACTTGTCCTTCTGCCATACACCCTCCTACGTTTTCTCGATTGTCCTTAGACCGTTAGTGATGTCGCGCATCACCTTATCCAGTGCTCGTATAGCCCCGATGTACGTGCCTCGTTTCGCTTCCGAAGCGATGAGAGCCCTAATCTTCTGATCGCGGTACCACTTGATAAGCTCGAGCACTTTGATTACCCCCGGCTCGTTCCTATGCCGGTGTACTTCCTCGATCATTTCCTTCTCGTCGTTTCTGATCAATATCGGCTGCACCGGAAACTCCTTCAATGATCGCACGATATACGTCTGCATCGGCCCCTACATCAGCCTTTCTCGCAAGAGCGATGTTCTTCAGTGCATTGGCAAACATCTCCCTCACCTGAGCCTCTACCATCTGAGCCTGCTGGTCAGCCGCATTCTTCGCCGCATTAGCCTGCTCTTCAAGCTTAGCTGATACCTTGTCGTCGTCCTCAAGGATCGCATCCATATCAAGGTCACGAACTTTCAAGCGCTCGCGCAGAAACTCCTTACCCTTGATATACACTCTCTCTTCAGGCTGCAAGGTCTGCGCCAAATTGTCGAGAGCCATCCCGCGCACTTCTTTCGCGATGAGCGAGGTAGATCCCCTAGCAATGATCTGGTAGTCCCCCTTAATCGTCGCGTCCGAGTTGAACTCCATGTTCCAATCGTACAACGACCCAATGAAGCTCGTCGTAAACGAGTCAAAGTTTCTGACCGTATCGCGGATAGGAAGCGAGGCCGCTCCTAGGAACATGCTCGCATTTCCTCGAGTACGGAGTGCTTCAGACCCGCCTTTAGTCACGTCCCCGAGCGCGGGAGGAGGCAGCGCAGTCTCAGCATCCATAAACTCCATACACATCTTAACGATCGCCATAAGATCGTTAATGTGATTATCGATCCGGATGTTCTCTACGGGCGGCGTCGACGTCGCAGGATCAATATCCGGATCCATGAGCCACGTCTTGAACGAATGGATGGTCGTATTCTGGCCCTGCGCCAAAAGCCCCGTACGCACCAGCAGTTGCGGCCCGCAAGTCACAGATCCGTTGTCAAACATCATCCTAACGGACTCGCAGATACCCAACTGACTGTCGCGAACGACTTCAGGCAAACCAATGCCTAACAGGTTGATGTCGTCCTCTTCGAATATGAACACGTGGCAAGGACGTTTGTTCGTTTCCCGAGGATTGAGCTTTGCTTTGATCACAGTGCCATCAAGAACCCAGATCTCGGCTTCGTGCTGTTCCGACAACTTATCCTCGGGAATGGCCTCCCCCGCGGCAAAGAGATCGTGCCCTGATATAGATCCTATCCAGGAGTATGCCTCATACTTTCGCCCGCTCAGATCGTTGGGATTCTGCCGATCCCCATCCTTACGGATTAGCCGTTCCCAGTCTCGCTCGACATAGTTTCCTTTGTCATGCGTGCGAAGCCAATCGCGAATCTTATCCCCCATGAAATCCGGGCGATTCGCAAGGTCTGACACTTGATCCCTCGACATTACATGTCGAAGAAAGTATCCGTCCTGCTGATCGAGCGCCTTCGCCGACATGTCGGGGTACCAGTTCCACACTGGGCCATTCTCATAGTACGGGCGAAGCTCAGTAACCTCAACCGCCTCGTACCGGCGAGTGCTCGGGTTTCGCTGCCACTTACGCAGCTTCTGCTTCTTCGTATATGGCCCATGTAACAGCCCTACCCCATAGAGCGTTCCGGAAAATATGATGCGCTTAGCGAGGGTGATGTACTCCATCTCAGTGAGCTGGTCGTCCATCTGCCGTGACATTCGATCAGACTTACCC